TTGCTCTCGCATGGACAAAAGAGGCCAGTCGAGATCAAGAGCCGCGCGAACCGTTTCGGCATCGCTGGAATCGTCGTTTCCAGCCAATTGCAGATCATGGAGCTTCAGCAGGGATAAAAGGCAATTGCGGAAGTGGTTCGGTAGATCAGGCTTGATCATGTGCCGTTTCCGTTTGGTGGTGCTGGTGTGTCTGTCCACAATTCCAGTCCACAGGCTGTAATAAACGCCTCGAAGCCGGGATCTGGACTGCCTGGCACCGTGATTGGTGCGTTGCCATCAACTATGGTACCGTCCGGAAATGCAATCGTGATCGGTTCGCCGTTGTCGTCGAATTGGCCGGTATCCGCTTGAAATCCGATCGCCAGAAACCACGCCAGAGCCTGATTTAAGCATGTCCGGTTGATTTCGTTTGGAGATTGGTAATAGAGTCCACCATTTGAACCCCACCATTCGTCGCCAGTTGCAATTTCTTTTAGCCGAATTGACGCTTCTGAGAGATTGCCGGAGAGGCAATCGGCGAAGGTTTGGCGGTAGGTCGGGAGGACGGCGAAATAGATGCGAAGGGGGATTTGTGTCATGACCAGGTGATCCCCCATTTAGCGGCCGTGTAGGTCTTCCAGGCTTGATCTTCGGTACTGTCTGACTGGCGTGGCAGGACCACCAGTTCATATAAGTTTGAATTAAAATAATAAGTCTGGGCCTCTGTTGCTCGGCCTACTCTTGCTGTCCCTGCGGCTGGCGTTCCAGCGTTCTGGGTCATCGTCCCTACGGTGTTCGAAGTGTTCGGCGAAGTGTGGACAAAATAATTCCCGGTAGTGTGAGACCCATCATATTTCCCGATGTAAGCTACGACCGATCCTGACGAGACTGTCTGTGATACTTTCGATCCCCACTGGGCTACCCCTAGAGATGTCGTGGTTGATTCAGCCCAGAGCATAGCTGACGATTCTGTTGTCCCGGCTAGAGGGGCAGAGAAGACGGCACCGACCGCTGTAGGTTGCTTAAGTACCGCATAAAACGTGTACCCGCTTGCCAAAGACGGGAAACTCGCAATGTCCAACCATTGGCTCGACCCATTGAAACTCATCATCCCCAGACCATTCAGCCCGTTGATAGGCGTTCGCCAGGTTGGTCGATTCGTGAAGGTTTGCAAGGCGTGCCGATTATTGCCGCTCAGATCCTTCCACCCGCCGATTGGCCCATTGTCGGTTGTGGCTGCTGTGGTCAGTAAGTTGTCCGTGAAAAGCGTGTCCATGCGGCTGGCGTCGAGCCAGAGGGCTGCGCCAGTGACTGGGATATCAGCACCGTAATTTAAATCGAAGCCGTAACGGCTGCGTAGGTAAGTGTTTAACTTGATTTCTTCGGCTGCGTCCAGTTCACGTTTGCAGACGATGACTTCAGCAATTCGGGAACCAACTGAGCCGTAATAATTCATACCAAGCCGGAATCCAGCTCCCATTATTGTGTTGCTAGGGCTGGAAGACGGCTGATTTTGGGCGGGAACGTACGTGGACTTGTGCTTGTAAGAGTTGATCGACGACCCGCACGAAACCTTTGTAACATTGTAATTTGCCCCGTAAACACCCCCCGTCACCCAATCACCGGATCCGTTTTGGAATCGGATGGCAACGCTTCCTGGAAACTGCAAGTCGCACATCTGCGAGATTCCGCCGGCTGTAGCTTGACCGACCATCCATGCACCCCCGTACTGGGTGCGCACAGGCAAGTTCCGCGAAACAATATAAAAGCTGAATCCATCGCTGTCTGATCCCAAAAACGCGGTGTCTTGGATAAATCTGGGAGTAACCGCAGATGATGGAAACTCCAGCACCGGAATGCCATTAATGCCATTCGCAGCCGTGCGAAAAACACCCTGATTAGCGGTCGTGGCCTGTGCGAGATGGTTATCATTGGTGCTCTGATCGGCCCACGTTGCGACACTTGCGCCGTCAGTTGAAACGGGAACGCCCGCATCGGCCTTGTACCAGCCGTAAAGCACGGCGTTGGTGAGTGACAACGGTGTCCAGGGGGCGACGGTGGTTTGTGGGCGATATAAGAATTTGGCAGATGGGAGGAAAATCATACGATTGTATCTCCCGTGACGATAAACGTGTTTGTCGCAACTGCTGAAAAGACCCCGATGACAGCGTATTGAGCAGCCGTTTTCAGGCCATTCCGACCATTTAATGTCACACCAGATCCGGCCGCAATCGTTATCTTTCCGCCCCCCGCCTGCAATACGGTCAAGTTAAAACCTGAACTCAGTCCCGATGGGAACGTAAGTGTCATGTCTATGGCGCTGTTGCACACCAAGATAGCACCGCAAACGCCTTCGGTAACTGTCCAGCTCGCGTCCATTTGCTCACGCTGCGTGCCGCCTCTGCGGATCGGGGCGGAATTACAACTGATCGAGGTCGTCAAGCAAGCCTCTGAAATCGTCGGACTTGTAAGCGTCTTGTTTAACAGCGTTTGCGTGCCCGTCAGCGTGGCAACCGTCGAATCGATTGAAACCACCGGCGCCGTCGTACAGGCTGTAACCGTGATACCCGTGCTGCCCGTGACAGAGCTGAGTCCACCACCTCCACCGGAGACGGCCACGGTACTAGCCAACGTGATTCGGCCTTGTGCGTCCACCGTGATGACTGGCACCAGGGTGGACGAACCGTAAACACCGGGCGTTACAGCGGTATTCGTGAGCGATAAAGTGCGGCTTGCTGCCAATGAGCCGCCGCCCGTTAAGCCTGTGCCGGTTGCAATCGTCGTGGACTGCAATGCGTAAGCCGAGGCCACCGTACTGGACAATGTACTGATTCCGCCCGTCACAAACGCGGTTGTGGCCAGTTGAGTGGTCGATATTCCTGCCGTTGCCGTTGGAGCCGTGGGCGTTCCTGTGAGCGTTGGACTGGCAAGCGGTGCATAGGCTGACAGGCTGGACGTGAGCGCGTAAGGTGTTAGGCTTGAAGCAACCAAGAAGCCAGACGGGTTGCCCGAAAGCGGGTAAGCGTCGGTGATATTATAACCGCCCAAAGTGCTTGGCTTGCCCGTGAGGTTGGCAAAGCTGAAATTGGCCGATGGTAAGTAGGTTGTCGCTGCATTTGCGTTCGTCAGATAGACACTTAGATTAGGCGTGCCAGTGAGGTCGGTATAAAGTCCACTGGTAGCGACATTAGAGAACGTCGGCTTGCCTGTGATATTCGCCCAGGGTAGATTGGTGACGGTTGCGGCGTTAGCCGAAAGCAGACCGTTGGCCAGCACGGTCAGATTGTTTCCGACAACCACGCCGCCCAGTGTGGTCGTTGTGGCGGGTACGGATGATCCGCTCACGCCTGCCGGTCCCTGAACGCCAATTGTCACGACTTGGATATCAGCCACGTGTCACCTCCGGTGAGACTGTCAATGTGCCACTCAAAAGCCGTGTGACCGGGCCACCGCCGAATAGGACTTCAAGATCGTAAACGCCATCGACCAGATTGGCTGTCACCGCTGGATCAAGGCTCAAAAGCATGTCGCCGTTGGTCGCGTTACTGATCGACAAACAAGCCGATGGTGATACCAGTGATAGGGTGGTGTTGGCGTCACTGTAAGAGGTGCGAACCATCAACCGTGCCGTGCATCCGTTGAGGTTGACTGGCAAGTTGGCAGAGGTCCAATTGATGGTGCGGTTGTAACTGGCACCGGCTTCAATTTCAATCGCATAAGTTCCAGCCATTTATTCAACCTCCATTTCCGCTTCAGGTGTCTCAGTTTCTGCAGGCTCTTCCGGCTCCACAGCCTCAACCGCCGGAACTTCCTCCAGCTCACCAAGTCCCAAAGTGGCACGGGCTTCATTGACGGTAAAGATTCCTGCACCGACACCAGCCGTGGCGATGTCCATCAGTGCTTTTCTATCAACGGACAATTCCTCGATTTGCGAGGTGTCAAACCTCACACACAGTTCTGGATTAGGCTGCGATGTCACACCACCGCAGGCAATGGGGAGCGTTTGCACCAATCGAGTGAGTTCACCGGCCACCAGATCCAAGAACGGAATCACAGCGTCCCGCCACGATGCTTTATTGGCCTCAACCAAGTTACTGTAAGTCTTGCCCGTGTCAGGCTGTTTGAGCGACATAGGTGCCCATCCTAACACGCCACAGATGCGAGCGGTGGCTAAATCGGCCATTTCGCTGACGGATAGATCTTTTGGCGAAAAGCCGGGGCTTTTGATATCCATTTCCGAAGTCCCAACAAACGGCCTGCCCACTGCTTTACCGCTCACAGCCCGTGCCAGGTCAGACTGGACTTGCGATAGTTGCAGGTCGGATAGATTGCCGAGCGTTTTGAGCGACACGATCAGCGATGGCACACCGGATCGGCTCAGTACGGTGGTTTCATATTGACCGATGATTTTGACTAATGCCATTTCAGCAACAACAGAATCGAGCACCGAAACGCCACGCGATTGGGCATAACTGCTGCGGCCTTGACGGTAGGCCAGCATCAATTCGGCTGGAACGGAATAGTTGTAAGCACGGCACCAATCACTGCACATGACTGGATATTCGAGCACTTCGTTAATGCTTTCACCCATGATCGGTCGCATGATCCAAGGCGATGGGATCGGCATCAGCTCAGTGACGGCATTGCCAGCGGTGTTGGTGATCACTTGCACATAGGCGTTGCCGTTGTCGCATAGGCTGGAATATAGGTGCTCCAGCACGGTGGCATCCGATTCACCCGGCGATGGTCGTTGCCAGAGGTATTGCAAAGGGTGATCAATCGGCTTAAACCCGCCATCTTCGTCCCAATATCCTACCTGCATGATGGCCTTGGTGGCATTGCGCCGCATCGCCTGAATCGCGGCCTGAACCACAGAAACCTGTGTGTAAGGGCGTGCGAGGATCATGTAATCGTTCGACAGGCCCGTCATCATGTCCACCGACCATGATGAGGCGGCAATGTCAGCGGTGTTGGCAGTGACGCCAGCCCTCACGGATTTGGTGAACCGGTCTCGGATGTTTTCGAATATTGTTGCCATAGTGGTTTAGGAGACGTACCTGAAAGGCTGGATCGGAGACAAATAGTTGAACGCATCGGCAGCGGAATCGACCTGGTCATCATGCTTGCCGATCGGGAATGAGCACAGCTCGTCAATGAAATCGCGGTTCCAGTCGCCACGCTCCAGCTCAATCGAACCGGATTCAAACGCAGCGGCCATCGGCATCGCCCGCACTTCCTTGGAACCTGTTGGCCGTTTGCTGATGACTCCGTAACCGATCAGGTTACGGGTGTCGTGCTGGACCTGATCGACACCCGCCGAGCCGGGGTCCTGTGCCAAATGGACGATGGTTTCACGCCCATCAGTCTCAGCGATCTGGCGTTGGATTGTGCGACGGGTAGCAGGCGACCACTGCCCCCGCGAAACGTGTTTGACCCTGTAAGTATCGCCTGTCCTGCACATCCACACACCGGCAGTGTAATCACCACCGCCGACCGTTGCGGCTGTGTCCCACGCTCGGCACGAATTAGAGTTGTCTGGTATCGGTGATGGATCGACGATGCGGAACCATTCGGGCCTGAAGAACCCGCCATCACGGGGCGTTGGTGTCTGTTGGTAGAGGGCGGAAAAGGCGTAGGAGCCGACAGTCTTCTTGATCCGGTCGAAGTCTTCCACGCTGTATCGTTCTGGCCACAGTGCCTCACCGGTCTGGCGACCGATCAGGTCATCCGCTTCAGCAATGGCAGGCAGGCTGACCACATCCCACTGTTCGCCACCATCATTGGCCTGCTCTAGTAATTGACCAGCCAAGTCGAGGCTGTGCCAGCGGGTCATAATCAGGACGATGGCAGCACCTGGGTGCAGGCGTGTGTAGAGGTCATTTTGGTACCAGTCCATCACTCTGGCACGATATGTGGGTGATTCGGCCTCAGCTCGTGACTTCGTTGGGTCATCAATAATGACTAAATCGGCACCATATCCGGTAATTCCAGAGCCGACACCGACAGCATACAGGCCACCGCCGTGCTCACTTGACCACTGATTTTGCTTGTTTTGGTCGTCCGAGAATTCAAACCCGAATTCCTTGGCAATCCGGCGTGTTTGTCGGCTGAAGGTGCAGGCCAGCGAGTGGTTATAGGCCCCAACGATTACCCGTAAACCTTGATTCAGCAATAGCCTGTAAGCAGCGTAATGAATGGTTGCCAGTTCACTCTTGCCGTGCCTGGGCGGCAAGAACAGCATCAACCGTTTGCATTCACCGGTCGTCACCCTGTCCAGCGCCCGGCGGCATTCCGCTAAGTGTTCGGGCGACCACTGGTGTGCTGGTGTTGCCGCTTGCAGGAAGCGGTTTAAGCCCCTTGGGATTAACTGTTTTTCGTGGTGGCGTGTCGCACTCATTATCGAGACTTGCCCAGTCGATTTGGGGTTTATCGCTGATTTCGATGTTGCTGGCGACCTTGCCGTCTACTCTGTCGAAGATGGCTGACCAATAGCGAAAATCACCGTCAACTGCCCTTTGTAACGCCTGCCGAATAAACCGTCGCATTATTTCCGGGTTGGCTTCCAACTCGTCTTCGAGGATCTCTTGGAACGGTTTCTTGGGCCGCCCTCCGGTGTTTCCCGAGACACCTTTTGGCCACGGTGGTCTAAGATTTTGTGGGTTCGGTGGCATTGCGATTGCTCTCCGGTGTTACTCCGGTGTTTTTACCGGAGTCAAACTGGATGTTTTTCTTGATTTTCATTTGAGCTTTCGAGTCCTGCGTTTAGCCTTCTTGTCTCTCGCCTCAGCCTCAGCTTCAGAAGCCTCAGCGAAAATATCGTCGATCCGCTCGTGCTCAAGTTCCCGCTCGAACCCCGTGGAATGACATGCAGCACAATAGAGACGCGAACCGCGTTTGATGCCTCGGCAACGGTCGCACGTGGCCGGGTCCTGATCCTGTGCCGCCGGTGTCCAGTCACCCTGGCCGAACACGACGCCAATCACGGCGGGTGCTTTGCGACCTTCTGATGCGGCAATTTTGCGATAGGTGTTGCGACAGACGCCAAGTATCTGGCAAGCCTTGGTGTCGGGGATATCCATGTATTTGAGCGCAATCGCCAGTGATCGGCGAACCGTCCCAACATCAATATCAGACCGCTTGCGGCCACTCAAAGTGACCTTCACGCCGGATTGACTGACAATCATGATGTTCGCCCTCATTACCTATAAGGTGTAATATGTGTGCAACTATTCCGTTACAATGTGTGCAAGTCATGGTGTGGTAACGAATTAAAAAATATTAATTTTGTTCACGCCTTCTCCGAGTGTGGTACTCCACCAAGCTGACTGGAGGCAGCGGAATCGGCCCAAGATCGGCAAGGTTGGCCTTGTCACCGTGTAACGCCCGGAGCCGCGACCATTTGCGGCTCCGGTGAATTAGTTGGCATCGCCATTCCCTTTCAGTTCTCGCTCGCTCTTGCATTTGGTCGGGTCCCATTTTGGTTTAGGTTCTGGATCGGAAAGGAAAACAGACGAGACTTTGGTGATGATATCAGGGTCGTCCGTGTCCACCTGGTAGGTCACGATGTGGTTCTCCTGCCTTGCCCCGTGCAGGATCATGTTGCGGAGTGTGTGGAATGCCACCATGAAACGAGCCATCACACACCACCTGCCCATAGGGCCATGCAAATCGCATCGGCCTCCCCATCGGTCAACTTACCGATCGTTGGAAAACGTCCATTGCAATATACGATAGACCGCTTCTTTTTCAGAGTGGAATCAATGCCGTTCAGAATGGATTGCCATTTCTGAGGCGTCACATATTCAAACGGCATTGTGATGCCCGCCAGAACACCTTCGATCACACCTGCGCCGAATCCGAAGGTAAACATGGACGTGACACCCTGGCCGGGCATCGCGTGAACCTTTTCGATGACCACCCGGCTGGCGTAATCCCGCTCAATCAGGATCTCCCGGAGGCCCCGTGAGTCCATCACCTTCTTGCCGCCAAACTTGACCACGGGCATCCGGTGCGTTTCGACGACCCGCCCGTTTTCGATAACTGCAATGCCGCCGGATAAGCCGGGGTCGATGCCGATGATGGTCATGAGTTCGCCCTCTTTAAATCCTTTTTCCGTCGCTCAGAATCAACCATCGCCAGAACCACTGGCATGATATCCGACATGAAATACGGTCCCGAACGAGATTTGACGTGGGTCCAAACTGCCTGTGAAAGCCAAAACTGTTCTGCTGATTTGTCTGTTTCCGATTCACCCTCTTTATTTCCGCACCGGAACCGGTGTTCCATCGCGGAAATAATGCAGTGATAAACCTCGTGAGAGACGCGTGGTTTCAGCCAGGCGGATAATTCATTGTTTGCGAAGTCGATAAACTCGCGACCGGAGGTCAGAAGGTAGTATTCAGGGCAGCTCATGCAATCGGCCTCCAATGCGTAACAATCCAGTCTTGCGGTTCAAGATCCTGTTTGTCGCAGACGATCGCCTGTTTATCCGAGTCCCAGAACGGGTCATTAGCTTGCGACCAGCACCAGTCGCTATACTTTTCCGGTTCCGCCTCACGCGAAGCCAGAAATTCAAATCCTTCGGTAATCCGAACCACGATCAATTGGTAAGGCGGCGGCAGCGTTGCCGGATCGGCAGTAATTTCGGTCCAGTCGCTCATCAGATCGGTCTCCAGTGCGTTGGTGTCATGGTGTCTCGCGAGACGTTCAGGGCAACATCGAAATCGTGGAAATGCCACCTGTTATCAGTGCCCCACATCGCTTGATATCTCATGGTTTTGCGTCGAGCCATTACCCAAGTCCCGACTGGTGGCATGTTTGCCGGATTGTCAGCGACCGTTGTCCAGTTGTTTGTCCATCTGGTAGCCTCTGGCGTCATCAGGTTGTAGATGGTTACCGCCGCAGCCTTGGATTCGCCGTGCTCAAGCGATGCGATAAAATCAAGCGGTGTCATCAATGTGCTCCTTGTATTCATGCTCTTTCAGTTCCACCACCGATATCCCATTGCGATTGCAATAAGCCAGCAACTCGTGTTTGACTTCAAACGCCGTGGCCAGATTGCAACTCTCTTGCGACCGTGCGACAGCGTCGAAACGTGCCGCCATCGCACCGAGTTTGTGCAACGACTTGGCCGCTTTGACAATTAGTATCTGCTCATCTGTCATGCTGTGCATCTTGCCGATGCCTCCTGAAGAGGTGAAAAGTCTGCCAATTGCGGATCCAAATGGCACATCCACTTGAGATCGCGTGCGAATTGCAACAGATCGCCATCGTTTGGCCGGTCCAAAACAAACCACGCCAGTTGCCCACTGCGGGTGAACAATATCTCGGTCCGTTGTGAGCGGGGGTCCGCATAAGCGGTAAATCGCTCGTAACCGATCCTTTGATCAAGCACCGATTGCAGTGCTTCCCGCAGCAAAACAAGCGTCTCGCCGCGAAAGTGCCGGTCATTTTCCATCGCAAAAAGGCTGATCAGGGGATTGTCGATAGTAATTTGTCCCGTATATCTAGTTCCAAGGTGTCTACCGCGTCAGGGTCGTTGAGAACCGCGTCCTCACCGTATCTCGCAACCGCAGCTGCGTCATATGCCGCAGCCGCTTCCTTCGCTGTGTAGTAGCCGTGCCGATGGTTTCCATTGCCGACATGGACGGCAAAAGATCGGTGCGACCTGCAATAACTGATGCCGATCGTCCCGCCGCTTCTGATCTTGTGCTGCTGGTGATGTTCGATGATCGTCCCTAGCCGCCTGATCAGTTCACCGCTGCCTGGCACCTCGGCATCCAAGTCGCGATCGTCGGGGAAGTTGCTGTCAGGGTTCTCTCGTTTGTGCTGGCGAACGATCGCGATACGCTTGTTTGTCAGGGTGGCG